CCACTTCTGGGTTCAGCCCAGCCGCATTAAGGTTAAGCCTTCCAGCCACAATCCCAAATATCAAGAGATTGTAGATTTTGATTATACACAAGTGGAGAGAAAACATGAGGCGCAAGAAGGTCCATACGCTGATTTCAGTTTTGAAGACATCCCCTTCTGAGCATTCGGAGCAGGTAGGATTTATCAACTGGTTTCGAGTTCAGTATCCACGGGTTTTGATCTTTGCCATTCCCAATGGCGAGAAGAGGGCGATCACTGTCGCCAAGCGTTTGAAGGCTGAAGGCGTGGTTCGAGGCATACCTGACTTATATATTCCTGAGTGGAACTTATGGGTGGAAATGAAGAGAGTTTCTGGTGGGCGACTTTCCCCCGATCAGAAAGGAATGATCACTTACCTTGAAAATATAGGTCACAAAGTTATTGTTGGGAAAGGTGCAGGCGATGCGTCTAAGCAAGTATTGGAGTTTTGCAATGAATAAACTTCTTAAATATGAAAATATAGAACAAGACGAAATAACTGAAAAAGTATCTAGAAATTTTGATTATGATTTTAATGGTATTTCTGAATGTGCTGTTCCAACTCTTCCAGAACTACCAACAGATTTTAAAATTGGTTTAATTGTAGGGCCGTCTGGAAGTGGAAAGTCCACTATGTTAAAATTATTTGGCGAGGAAACAGCGCCACAGTGGCACGACAACAAGGCAATAGTTTCTCATTTTTTTGATGCAGATGACGCACAAACAAAACTAAGCGCGGTTGGATTAAACAGTATTCCAGCTTGGTTTAGACCATATAAAATACTTTCTACAGGCGAAAAATACAGAGCAAATTTAGCCAGACAACTAAGCAATGGTGCAGTTGTTGATGAATTTACCAGCGTTGTTGATCGATCAGTTGCTAAATCATGTTCCGCAGCGTTGAGCCGATACATTAACAACAGTGGTATACATTCTGTGGTATTTGCTTCTTGCCATTACGACATAATTGAATGGCTTCAACCTGATTGGGTATATGATACTTTAACGAAAGATTTTCTTTCAAGGGGGTGTCTTAGGCGTCCCGACATTGAATTGGAAGTCATACCTTGCAGGTCGCAGTCGTGGCCAATCTTCCGCGACCATCACTATCTCTCAGGAAACCTCAATAAGAGTGCAAAACAC